TTTCCTCATCAGGCAGGGAAGGTTCAATGGCGAAGGACGGCGCGCCCTGCGGCGCCGCGCCTCGCACTTGCGCATCCCGATCAACCGGGATGGGCACGATCGAAATCTCGAAGGGTTCCCAATCCACGGCGCGGTAGATCATCTCGCCGCTCACCGGATCGGGACGCTGGTCATAGCGATGCACGCGATAGCCGATGCTCACCGCGCGCAGCGTGCCATCGGCAATGCGCTGCCAGAGCGGTTCAACATCGGCAGCAGCAGAGAATTGCAGCCGCGCATGGCCGCGCCCGCCTTCAAGCCGTGCGGCAATGACACGGCCCAGCACATCACGCGCATCGCTGCTGCGGTGCGTGTTCAGCACTGGCGCATTGCCAGAGCCGAGCTGCGCCATGCGCACCGCATTGGGCGACATGTCCAATTCCTCTGTAATGCCGCCGAGGGAGGGGACAAAGTTGCGCGCCCGCGCGCCGGTGGACCAGACGACCTCGACCGTGCGAGCGGCGCGATCGACGGTTGCGGGTGCGGTGATGGCGCGGCGGGCGGTGATCGATTGCCCATCGGGGGGAAGTCGATCAGGCAAAGCGGGATCAGCCGGCGCGGGATCGCTCCCGCCCGGGTCGGTGGTTTCGGTCATGGTGGGCCCTATGCTGTTTGGGTGTCTGCCGGCGTTGGCGCTGCTGCCCCAGCCGCCCCAGTTGCGGCGATTTCCACTGCCGCCATTTGCGCTGCGTCCTGCGCGCCGCCGGATTTGGCCACACGCCTCGGATCGGTATCAAGCGAGATGCCCGCCGCATCCAGCGCTGCATTGGCTTCGCGGATCATCTCGACCGCCGAGCGGAAATCATAGCCGAAGGCACCGGCGGCCTCGGGCTGCGGTACGAAGCCCGCACGCACCTGGGCGATCAAAGCCGTGGTGTCTTTCAGTGGGTCAATCATCTCATGCGCTGGCGGCACATGCGCCACACCCTTCGGCATGGCATCCGCCCAAAGCCCGACCAGCGCGCCCTGCGCATGAAAGCGCTCGGCGATAGGCCGCACCAGCATCGGGATCAGCATGCCGTATTGCACCTGTTCGCAAAGCCTGCGGAACTCAATCTTGCCGGCGCGGAGGCTGGAGTAATTCGCCTGGGTCAGATCGCCGGAGACCTGGTCGTATGTCAGGCCCGCACCGACAGCAGCAGCTTCAAGCGAGCGCCGTGCAAAGGCGGTATGGGATCCACCGCCCGAGGGGTTCACCACATTCACCTCGCCATGGCCACGCCGGTAGAGGATCATCCCAGGCTCGAAGCTTTCCACCGCGCGGCCTTGCGCATCACGCAGCAGGCCAGAGTTGCTGTCGCTAGGTTTCGTCAGTGTTTCCTCACCATCATCGGTGACCACCGCCGCAAGGCACGCCTCAATCTTGGCTTTCATCAGCAACGCGGCTTCGTAATCGCCAAGGTCACGCAGCCGAAGCAGTACGGGCGCGAGCCAGGAGACATCGCGCAATTGCCCAGGGCGGCGCTTGCGAAAGATATGCAGTACATCGCGCGCGGGAATGAAATTGCTCGCCAGCCGCGCGCCAGGCAGCATCCAGGCGCCGGGATGGGTTGGGAAAAGCCAATAGCCAATCGGCTCGCCAAAATTCCCAAGCGCGATGCCCTGAATGGTCGGCACGCCATTCACCACGCCATTGCGCGCCGTATCCAGATGGTCGCTTTCCAGCACCTGTAAGCTGAGGCCGATGGGGTTCCGCGGCGAAGTCGGCACGCTCAGCAGCCGGATGAAGCATTCGCCGCTTTCCACGACCGCACGCATGGCCAGGGCTTGCAGACCGTAGAGATCAAGCTTGCCCTCAGCATCGCAGGCAGAGCTTTCCGCCCAGGCCTGCCAGGCCGCGCCATGCGCCGTCTCCGGCCAGCGCGTCGTAATGCCCGCACCGACCGCATTGCCGGTCCAAAGATCCACGATGCGCGCGGCATAGGGGTCATTGCGCACAGCATCGCGCGCACGCCGCGCGACGCTGGTGGCGGCCATGCCGACCTCGCCATTCACGCTGCCGCCCGAGGGCGACCAGGCCGAGGCGCGGTTCTCCTGCGCGGCCGCATAGCCCCGGAAGGCATTCCAAGCGGCGCGCAGGTGAAGCTTCATTCGGTGGGGGCCTCAGTCACGGCATCAAGTAGCGCGCCAGCAGCCTCGGCAATCGGGCCATGGCAGGCAATGCGATCCGCCGCGACCCAGGCGAGCGCGAGGCTTGCTGCTTCGGCAGGCAAGAGTTCCTTCTCCCAGGCGATCTGGCGCAGCCGAGCGAAGGCGCGGAACGCCTCATCCGGCACGCCAAGCGCCGCCGCCAGCGTGGCGGGTTGCCAGTGTTGGGTTTGGGGCATGGTGATTTCCATGAATTTTGTGGATAGCCGGACCACCGGCACGCTATGGAAGGATCACTTCCGGTTCAGTTTTTTGAGGTTCGTCATGGCGGTCAGAGTCACGGCCAAGGGTCAGGTGACTATTCCAAAGAGGATCCGCGACCTGCTTGGCATTCAGGCAGGCAGTAAGGTTGCTTTTACGCTTGCCGAGGATGGTCGCGTCAACCTCGGGAAGATTGATAAAGAAAGCGCTTCCGGAAGGCAGCCCAACCGTTTCGCTGTGCTACGAGGCAGTAGCAGCTCAGGCATGAGCACGGAGGAAATCATGGCACTAACGCGGGGTGATAATTAACGCCGCGCTAGTCGAATAGATCGGCATGAGTGCCTGTACGCACAAGGATGATTGCATCTTCGGCATCATCCCAGATCAGAAGCCAATCTGGCTCAATATGGCATTCCCATAATCCGCGCATCTCACCTTGAAGGCGATGGGGACGATGCTTCGGGGCTAATTGCTGTCCTTTGGAGATGGTATCGATGACGGTCTCGATTTTGACGAGCTCTTTACCGCGTTTTTTGGCGAGCTTCAGGTCTCGCAGGAATCGGTTGGTTGCCTTTACCGCCTTCACGCATCAACTGTCCGTATGAGAGAAGCAGCGCTTTTGAAGGTTTTGAGTTTCTTGCTTGTGCGGGTTTCTTTGATTGCGGCGCGCGTCTCTGCGTTCGGTATCCGCACCTCGAAGGGCAAACCGCCCTGCAGTGAAACCTGACGATAAAACAAACGGATTGCCTCGGTTGGGCTGAGCCCGACCTGAGCCAGCACAGCCTCGGCTTCGACCTTAAGGGTCGGCTCCATGCGGGCACGGATCATTGCGGTTTTGCTCATGGCCAATCTCCTTGCGAGGCAATGTGGCACGTTTGGGATACATTTTCAACTCCCGAGAGCGCGAGGTAAGGCGTCTTCCCGGTCAAAACCTTCTTGCAAGGCAGAACCCGTCAAAACTTTTCACCCCAAACGAGAAAATTGTACCAGCGTCACGCCCGGCCGCCGCGCGGCGGCGTTCTCCGCGCCGTAAAGCGCAGCAATGGCGCGGGCCAATTCATCCAGGCTGCGGTATTCCACCGTGCGGCCTTCGAAGGTCACGCGCGTGACGCCGCCAGTGAAGGCAGCGACAAGCACGGCAGCGCGGCTACCCACAGGCTGCGCCAGCGCCCAGGCGAGGGTTGCGGGATCCAAGGCGGATCACCCGCCAGCGGCGCGCGAGAGGGCACGCAGGATCGGCAGGATCTGCGCCCCACCCGCGCCAAGCGCGATAAGCACAGCAACGATGCCCCATATCGCGCCCTCAATGCGGCGTGTCTGCTTGCGCAGGCCGCAAATCTCCGCGCGCACCGCCGTGTAGCGCTCGGCACAGCGCTCGACGTGCAGCGCCAAATCCTCGCGCTCGCGCGCGTGGAGTTCCCCGTTACTCATATTGTCCTCCGGAATTGGGTCAACGCGGCTGATAGCCGCGGCGGTGGTCCGCTTTGGTGTTCAGCGGCCCAAGGTGATGCCGCATTCCTGGATCAGCCCGCCGACATTCCCGCGCGTGGCATTGGCAACGCGCGCGACGCGGGCAGAATCTTGTGCAGGCAGGGTGCGGATCAGGCAGGCCGACAAGGCGGCCATTTCGATCGTGCCGCAGCTCGCCGCCGCCTGCGCGACGCGGCCGCAAAATGCGCGGCGCTGTTCCGGCGTCTGTTCGGCAAAAGCACCGCGCAGCGCATCTGTCGCGCTGCCACCCTGACCGCCCAGGCCAGGCACGCTAAAGCCCTGGGCCATGGCAGAACCGGCTGCGATTGAAATCAACGCTGTCATCACACAAAGGCGCATGCGGGTGTTCTTCCGTGACGGTAGATTGATACAGTTGACCAAGAGTGTTTTAGCGCCAAAGCGGGGCCAGGGACCAGCATTTCCCGTTTTTATCCTGCGTTTTTGTTGCGCATTCGCTTGAGAAATGCAGCGTTTTCAAACGGGGCTGGTTGGCCGGATTCCTCACCGAAAATCAGCGCATGCTGAAGCGCCGTTACCTTGGCCTCCTGCTCTTCCAGAAGACGCAAACCAGCCCGCACAACATCACTGGCTGTAGCGAAGCGCCCGGCTTGTACCTGCTTCTCGACGAAATTGGTGAAATAGTCATCGAGTGAAATGGACGTCTCAGTCACCAACTTGTACCTCCTAGCCTGCGGCTCTCGATACCAAATTTGGGGGCGAGCGGTTACCGCTTTCTAGTATCTCAATTTAGCAGATCGCCCGAAAGTAATCACCGCAACCAACCACTACGCGGCGCCAGCCAGCCAGGCCGGCGCGTGAGCGGCGGTGGGTCCGGATTGGGCGCTGGCTCAGGCCGGGGATGCTCCAACATCTCCACCGGCGTATTCGCGATATCCTCGCGCAGCCTTTGCCAGAAGCGCTCCCCATAACGATCGGCGCCCAGCAACCACAGCGCCGCGCGCGCCAGCACCGCGCAATCCAGCGCCTCATTCCTGTCCCGCAGCTTCGCCCATTCTTGGCGTACAAAGCCGCGACGGTCCTTCACTTGGTGCAGCTGCTCCGCCACCAACTGCTTGACCCATTCAACCTCGATCCCCTGCGGCAAATGCACCCAGCCAGGTGGGAATTCTGCTGCCTCGCCACGCCCAAGCCAAAGCCGACGATAGAGATCAACCTTCCAGGTCGAAACCGACACCGTCCAAAGCTTCAAGCCGCGCCGCAGTTTCCGCCCATCCACCAACGCATCAACGGGCGTTGGGCCCTGCACCGGCTGCGCGCGATTCCAACCATCAACCCCCTTGGTTGGCGCAATGCGCGGATCGCGCAGCCGGCGCAGATGGCCATAGACCGCCGCCGTATCGCGCCCGCCTGTATCCACGCAGGCCTTGGCAATGCGTATTGCGCCGCCATTGGCGCGCGGCCAATCACGCGCCAGCAATTCCGCCAACGCATCCCAGGGCGAGCGTTCGCGCGGGCTGCCGCCAATGACAATGTGATCCACAAGCCAGGAGGAATAGCCCTCCGCCCAGGCCCAGATATCGCATTCCAGCCGATCATCCTGCACATCGACGCCCGCCGTCAGCACCAGTGCGTCCTGCGCCACAACACCAAGCCGGAAATCCTCGCGTCGCTCCACTAGGCGTTCCCAATCCGGTGCCTCGCCACGATCCTGCCAGGTCTCGCCAAGCACGGTGTTGCGGAAGGTTTTGAGGTCCTCGGCCTTGCCCTGCGCTGCTTCCCAATCACGCGCGATTTGCTCCCAGGACAACCAGCCGACCGGCGAATACAGCGCCGAGATATGAAAGCCGATGGTGTGCGGGTTTTCCGCCGATGCTGTCGGGCGCCATTCGCCGGCGGCGAGCATGGCGGTCTTGTGATGCTCCTCAATCGGCGTGTCGCAATCTTCACAATGGTAGCGCACGCTGCGCGGGTCGCCCTTTTCCCAGAACAGGCGTTCGAACTTCAGCCACTGCATGGCGCCGCATTGCGGGCAGGGCAGAAAAAAGCGCCGCTGGTCGGAGGCAGCATATTCCCGTTCAATCCGGCTGCGCCCGGCAATGGTTGGCGTTGAGACCAGAAAGGCTTTCCTTCGCCAGCCGAAGGTGCGCGCCCGGGCCTCGGCCAATGCAATCGGATCGCCTTCGCCTTCGATGTCACCGGGATAGGCGTCTACCTCGTCCAGAAACAGAAACCTGGCCGGCATGGAACGCAGCCCGACCGCACTATTTGCGCCGGTCAGCACCAGGATGCCGCCCGGGAATTCCTTGGACAGCATCGTATTGCCGCTGTCCCGCGCGCGGGCTGGCGCCACGCGTTCCCGCAGCGCCGGTGTTTCCTCCAGCAATGGGTCAATGCGTTGGCGCGAGAAGCGCTTGGCGAGTTCCACAGTGGGCTGCACCGCCAGCACCGGCGCTGGCACATGATGTAGGATGTAGCCGAGCCAGTTATTGCCTGCCTCGGTCGCGCCCACCTGCGCCCCCTTCATGAACACAATCCGCCGCGCTGGGTGCACGGCCGACAGTGCATCCATCACATCGCGCAGATAGGGCGTGCGGCTCGTGCGCCAGGGGCCGGGTTCGGATGACGCGCGGCTGCCCAGGATGCGATGCTGTTCCGCCCATGCCGAGACAGCGAGTTGCGGTGGCGGGCGCAGCATGGCTCCGGCACGGCGGCGCACATGCTCACGCGTGCGGCCTTCATTCGCCGCCGATGCCTGGAGGGTCGAAGCGATCGGAAGCCTCCGTCAGAAGCTCATTGATGTGCTGCTGCAGAATGGTTTGCAGCAGATGGGGCTCAACGCCGAGTTCGGCGGCGATCACGCCCGCGACACGTGCGGGCCAGTTCAGCAGCGCGTCACGCATGGTGCTGGCGATTTCATCAATCGTCGCATTAGCTGTGGCGACATCCAGCAGCCGGCCCTTGCTTTCGTCGAGCGCCAGGCGCTGGGCTTCGACCTTCAGGGCGAGTTGCGCGACTTTCAACCGTGCGAATGGTGTGCCCTCGGCCGCCGCGCTGCCGCTAAGCGAGGAACGCTGCGGGTCCGAGGTTGCCAGCAGCCGGGCGCGTGTCTTGGTGATGTCCCATTGGCCATCGGGCTCGCGCGTGATGCGGCCAGTGCGTTCGGCCTTGTGCATGGTGGTATCGCTGACGCCAAGGCGTCGTGCCGCTTCGCGCGTGGACGGTGTCAGTTCAGCCATGGCGGCGACCTCCCGCCGCGCGTTGGTGAGGGTTCAGGGTGTCAGTGTGTGGCGCGGCGGCGCGCTGCGTGGAATGCGGCAAGGGCCAATTCCCAGTCCGCTTCATGTTCGGCGCCGATGCGTTTGAGGGGTTCGAGCGTCACCTTCCCCCGGCTGTAGTAATCGCCCTGAAGGCGTGCCAGCCATCCAGAAAGCCCTTGCGCGGCAAGGGTGTCGCTGGCGGCCAGCACTTCCGTCTCGGTAGGCTTGGTGCGGCCCAGGGAAAAATGCCGTCCATCAGTGCCCAGCACGATCCATCGCGTTTCAGTTTGTGTGCGCATCGTCACTCTCCGTCTTGCGTGACGGACGCTTCGCGCTGTGCTTTGCGTGAGCCAAGGCAATAAAGCGCCAGGGATCGCGATGATCCCTGGGCTATGCGCTGACAATCCAAACTGTGGCTGCGCAGCTTCATTCAGCGACGCGGTAGACGGTGTAGGAGCCCTTCGCGCCCTGCTTGTTCGGGCCGACTTGCCGGATGCGCTCGGCGATTTCCACCGTGATCCCCTGGCGCTTTTTCAGCCC